TGGCTCAGGTAAGAGGTAAAGGTGATGTAAAACCAAATAAAGAAATGATAAGGCATATGGTGTTAAACTCATTAAGAGGTTTTAATGTAAAGTTTAAAGAGGAATATGGTACAATGGTATTATGTTCAGACGCTGGTGATCCTTGGCGTAGAGACTTTTTTCCACATTATAAACACAGTAGAAAACAGGCCAGACTAGATGGCCCTTTTGATTGGGATAATATCTTTAGTATTATTACAGAAATTAAAAATGAAATTGCTAAAAGTTTTCCTTATATAGTAATGTACGTTGAAAATTCCGAAGCAGATGATATAATAGCCACACTTGTAAAATTAAGAGAAGAAAGTAAGTATTTAATTATTTCGGGTGATAAAGACTTTATACAATTACAACATTATGGTGATGTATACCAATGGTCACCATTTTTAAAGTCTTATATTGGCGAACAAGAAGACCCTATTAAGTTTTTAAGAGAACAAATAATAAAAGGTGACAGATCAGATGGTGTACCAAATATATTAAGTGATGATGATGTGTTTGTAAAAGGTGAAAGACAAAAACCTATTACTAAACAAAAGTTGGAAGAGTGGTCAAATATAGAAAACATACCATTAGGGTCAGAAACCAAAAAGAACTTTAATAGAAACAAGAAGTTAATTGACCTCTCTCAGATACCAAAAACGATAGAGGAAAACATTATAAATACATTTAGAAGCTATAAAGTGCCTGACAGGTCGCTACTGTTACCATACTTTATAGAAAATAAATTGAAGTCAATGATTGAAAATATTAATGACTTTTGAACACATATATATGGAGTAAATAATGGAACAAACAAAAACAAATCCAAACCTAATTAGTAAAAGAACTATGACGGCTATGGCCAGCACGAGTGGTAGTGGTGGTGAAACCTTACACGAGATTTTTACTAAAGTCAATAATGCTAAAGATAAACCTAAGAAGATTGAAGTATTAAAAAAATACGATCAACCTTATCTTAGACAAGTTTTAAAAGCAGCTTTTGATCCAAACATAACTTGGGATTTACCAGAAGGAACACCGCCTTATATTAGAAATGAGGCACCTTTGGGTACTGAACATACGTTTTTAAAGAATGAGACAAGAAAGTTATACCTTTTTATTAAAGGTGGTGACAACTCTCTTTCTAAGACTCGTAAAGAAACCTTGTTTATACAAATGTTAGAAGGCCTACATCAAAGTGAGGCTGAACTACTAATAAATGTAAAAGACAGAAAATTAAACAAGGTCTATAAAGGTCTAACAGCTGATATGGTAAAAGAAACCTTTGGCTGGAATGACAACTTTTTAAGAGAATCAAAGTAATTATCTCTATTTTTTAGGGTGTGACAATCACACCCTATCAAAAACCCTTATTTTTCAACACTTTTTAACGCTTGACTTCTTAGTCAGTTTATGTTATCCTAAATAATATAAAGGAGAATATATTATGAAAAAATACTTGATAACATTAGCAATTATCCTTGCTACATTATGGTTTAGTTTGACGAGTTTTATGAACTCGGTTATGGCTAATGAATACAACAAGGCTGTGATAGGCCACGTGATACAATCAAAAGTTAACGGTACAAATGTTGATGTATCTAAATTGATGGAACAAGAACTTGAAAAAGTTGCTCATCAATTTGCTTTACAATCAATTGTTATATTACAACAATACTTGCCTACAGTTATGGAAGGCGTATTAGCTGATATGAGACTAAAAGCAGACAAAGAATATAAGTGTGCTTTATTAAAAGATACTAAGATTAAAGACGATTGTAAATAATAATTATGAACGTTTTTGAACAGATACACAGTATCTTACAGGTGATTTATACATTTATACCAAAAGACATATTTTTAATTATTATGGTCTGTTTGGTTTTTATAATATACTTATTTTTTAGAGAGGTATTTAAGAAATGGATAAGTCAAAAATTAAAACAAAACTCAAAAGAGAACTAGTGTCTAATAGGAAGTATAAAACAACCTATAAAGACATTAAGTATTATTTTAATTTAATTAATAGGACGGTGTTTAAAGGTAAACTATCACCTTTTAATGATATTAAAATAAAAAAGATTTACAAAGACGAGTCCAAAAAACATTGTTATGGACAAGTCATAGCTTGGGAATATCGTAGAAAAGGCACAAGAGTTTATCATTTAGAAATGTTGCCTTACTATAGAAACAAAAAGGAATTTGTGGACACTTTAGGCCACGAAATGGTACACCTATATCAAATGGCCAATGTAGGTGATACTGGTAATCATAATAAACTGTTTTACAGTTTTAGACCAAAGTTAAATGAAATCGGCCTTGATTTATAAAATGGAGAGAAGTGATGGCAAGAAGACAGGTAAAAGAACTAGACCCTTATTTAAAGGCTAGAATAGGTGAGGCAGTTATACAAGTTAGAGAACTAGCTAAACCAAGTAATAAGTCAGGTACACAAAGAGTATATTATGAGGGTAATTGGGTAAAAGATATTCATAATAACTTTACAGATATACAAGCACAAAAAATATTTGATAATGTGTCTCAATATAGAGACAAATTAGATTTCTTTCAAAAAAAGCTAGATTATGTTTATGATGATGTAGATGAAAAACCTATACAAGCTTACGAATATATAGCGAGGGTTAAGTGAAAGCAAAAAATAAAATATTAAGAATTGTTTCCATATGTATGGTTGTTTTATTAACAACTTATATAACAGGAACTTTCTTTCCAAATCCATACACAAAACATTTAATTAAAAAAGAAATAGAAGAATATTATACCGATTGGGCAAATAAATTAGGTTTACAAGAGCCAGACTTTGAATATAATAATGATATTCAATTTGTTGCTGCTGTTCGTAAATGTGTTGATTGGGTTAACTTTGAAACACCTAGGACTGAAAGAGTACCTATGGAAATGATTGTGGCACAGGCCGCTTTAGAATCAGGTTGGGGTACTAGTCGTTTTGCTGTAGAGGGTAATAATCTATTTGGTATTAGAACTTATGATAAAACTGTACCACATATGTTATTAGAAGGCCGTACAAAGTGGAAAGGTTGGGGTGTTAGAGTATTTCCTACAAAATGTCAAGGCGTACAATTTTTTGTAAAACTTTTAAACAATCACCCAGCATATGAGGAGTTTAGAGAAGTTAGAACTAAAATGTTAGTTTTAGGACAACCACTTGATCCTAAAGTTTTAATTAAAACATTAAAAGCATATTCAACAACAGCTGATTATGCTGAACGAGTTAATTATATAGTAGATAGTATTAGAGAACAAGAAGAAGCTGCTAGTGAAGTAATAATACACACAAAAGAAGATTCAAAAGTATCTAATGTTGTACCAGAAAAGAAACCAAAAGATTTATAATGACAATAGAATACGGATTATTACTTTTAATATTAGGTTCTTTTTTTACCATATTAATGTGTTTCTTGTTAATGAAGTTTGAAATACATATGGAAAAAGAAAAAGATACAGATAAATAATTCACTATGTTTTTAACAATACTTACTTTTTTATCTGCTATTAGTATTTCAATTATAGCAGCAGGTTATTCAATCATAGGTCTAGCAACACTATTTGCTGGAGCTGTCATACCAATTATTGCTATGGGTTCTGCTTTAGAAATTGGCAAACTTGTAGCGGCCAGTTGGTTATATCAAAACTGGCGAAGTGATGTACCACGATTATTAAAAGTATATTTGTTTAGTGCCATTATAGTTTTAATATTCATTACATCTATGGGTATCTTTGGTTTCTTATCAAAGGCACACCTTGACCAAGTACAACCTACATCTGGTAATACAATAAAAATTAACACAATAGATAATCAAATTAAAAGACAAGAAATTGTCATTGATAGAGCAGAAAAAACATTAACACAATTAGATAAGTCAATAGAAGTTTATTTAAACAATGAATATGCTACACGAGGATTAAAAGAAAGACAGAAACAAGAAGCAGAAAGAAACGAATTAAACACAGCAATTAAAAACGCAAGTGATGAGATTGCTAAACTATCTACAGAAAAGGCCAATCTACAATTAGCACAAGATAAAATAGAGGCCGAAGTAGGACCTATTAAGTATGTTGCTGAACTGATATATGGTAATGAAGCACAAAGTCATTTTGATGAGGCAGTTAGAATTGTCATATTGATATTGATATTTGTATTTGACCCATTAGCGGTATTATTATTAATAGCGGCCAACATATCATTAAGACAATGGAAAATGAAAAGATTACTTGTTAAAGAAAATCAACAAGACTATTTAAAGAAAAAGATTGAAAAATTAGAGAAAAAAAATCAAAAATTAAAGGGTTAC